AACAATACCAAGACCAAGAGTTATGGCTTTGCTTAATGACTGGCGAGTAATGGCTTCTAACAATCAAGCAATTCATGCTAGGGCTAAAGAGGCTCTTGCTGGAGCAGATCAACATTTTTCATCTTTAATTAAAAAAGCCTACGAGGTAATTGATGCAGCAGATCAAACTGCTAATCTAAATGCTAAGACTACTTCCATTAAACTTATTGCAGATATTGAAACTAAAAGACTTGAAATGTTACAAAAAGCAGGGCTGCTAGACAACAAAGAAATAGCAGAACAGATTATTGAAATGGAAAGAAAACACGATATATTAATAAAAATATTAAAAGATATTGCTTCTAGTCATCCTGAAATTAGAGAAGAAATTATGAAACGTCTTTCTGAAATTCAAACAGAGGTGATTGTAATTGACAACGATTGATTTTAGTGACTTTATGGATGCATTAGACGAAAGTCCATTTTTAGAAAATCCAGTAGATGTTAAAACATTTGTTACTGGAAAAGAATATTTAAATCAACCAGAACTTTCTGAGTATCAATATACACTTGTAGAATGCATGAGTCAAATCTATAAAAAAGAAGATGTTGAAAGATGGTTAGGAAAGGAAAATGGAAATGAACATTACAAAAAATACACTAAGCAAGAAGTTATTCTTATGTGCGGAAAGGGTAGTGGTAAAGACCATACTTCTACCATTGGCTGTGCTTATATTGTCTATAAACTTTTATGCCTCAAAGATCCATCGAGGTATTTTGGGAAACCATCGAACGATGCGATAGATTTAATTAACGTTGCAGTAAACGCACAACAAGCAAAGAACGTATTCTTTAAAGGATTTAAATCAAAGATCGAAGGCTCTCCTTGGTTTGCTGGAAAGTATGAAGCAAAAGCAGACAACATAGAGTTTGATAAATCTATTACTGTTTATTCTGGACATTCCGAAAGAGAATCAGCAGAGGGTTTAAACCTAATGCTTGCAGTTCTTGATGAAATTTCTGGGTTTGCAATGGAAGGTGCTGGAGGAAACGATCAGGGTAAAACAGCAGACAATTTATATAAAGCATTTCGTGGATCAGTAGATTCTCGTTTTCCAGATTTTGGAAAAGTAATTCTTCTTTCATTTCCTAGATTTAAAGGAGACTTTATTTCTAAAAGATATGAAGATGTAGTAGCAGAAAAAGAAACAGTAATTAGAAAACATGAATTTGTAATTAATCCAGCGTTAAGTGAAGAAGATCCCACTAACAAGTTTGAAATAGAATGGGAAGAAGACCATATTGATTCTTATAAATACCCTGGAGTTTTTGCACTACGTAGGCCAACATGGGAAATGAATCCTACTAGAAAGATAGATGATTTTAAATTAGCATTCTTTACAGACCCATCAGATGCCTTAATGCGTTTTGCCTGCATGCCAACAACCTCATCAGATGCTTTCTTTAAATCTAGAGAAAAAATAGAAAAAGGTTTGTCAAATAGAAATCCATTAGATAGCGTAAGAAGATTTGATATTAATTTTAAACCAAACCCAGACACAGTTTACTATGTTCATGCAGATCTTGCACAGAAGCATGACAAGTGTGCAGTAGCAATTAGCCACGTAGATAAATGGGTAAGTGTTCAATCTTTTAATGACTATGAACAAATTGTTCCATTTGTTGTAGTAGATGCAATTGCGTGGTGGGAGCCACATCGTGAAGGTCCAGTTGATCTTAGCGAAGTAAAAAACTGGATTATTGATTTAAGAAGACAAGGTTTTAACTTAGGATTAGTAACCTTTGATCGTTGGCAGTCATTTGATATTCAACAAGAATTAAAACAGGTAGGAATAAAGACTGAAACACTATCTGTAGCAAAGAAACATTATGAAGATTTAACTATGCTGTTTTATGAAGAAAGATTAATAGCACCACATATTGATATATTGTTAGAAGAATTATTAGAGTTAAGGATTATAGGAAGTAGGGTAGACCATCCAAGGAAAAAGTCTAAAGACTTGGCTGACGCGATGTGTGGATCAGTTTATAATTCTATATCTAATACTGAAAGAAATAGAGTTAAAGAAATAGATATTCATACTTGGTCTCAAGGTGGAACAGATTCTGATAATGCAAATGATTTTTTTCCAGATAAGATTAGGTCAAGTTCTTTAGATTGGAATGGAGGGTTTCGTCTTGTCTAATGAAGAGTACGTAAGTGAAGAAGATTTATCTAATCTTATACTACAGTTAATAGAAATGGGAGCCTTAGAAGTTAGAGGGTATGATTCTATTAGCAACCAATTTATATATAACCTAACCCCTAAATGTCAAGAAATAATGCCTGATTTATTTGAAGAACACTTTAAAATGATCAATGAATTAGCCTTTAAACTATGGTCAAAAGAAATAATAGACTTAACCTTCGATAAAGAGGGTATACCAATGGTTATGCCTAAAAATATAGAGTATACAAGGTCTATAATGAATGACCTACCAGATGAAGAGAGGTTCTTTTTAGAGAACCTAATTCAAAAATATGAAAATGACACTAAAGAAAGATGATATAATTTTACTATGCCTTATGATATTATAAGAAACGGTCCAGGATGCAATGGCGGCTATGCCGTAGTTGGACCATCAGGTGCTATAGGTTGTCACAAAACTAGAAGTTCTGCTATTAATCAACAACGTGCATTGTATGCAGCAGAAGCAAATAGTAAAAAAGTAGATGAAGTACAAGAGTGGGAAGGAAAGCCACTATACGATGAATTGTCAGACGCAGAAAGAATGCTTGCAGATTCATTAATAAAATTAGCACAAGAGGCAGGACCCCTTGATAAAGCAGAAGGAATTTGGGTTGGGTATGTAGATGGTGCAAATAATGAAAATAATTCTATAGGAGTAAACTGTGGAAACTGTGCATTGCATAAATCATCTGTAGCATGTCTAATATTAGATATGGCAATTGAAGAAGAAGGTGCTTGCAGATTTGCAGTAATTCCAGATGGTTATGTTACCCAAGGAAACAACTCAGATAATGATATGGATGATATGGAAAGTTATATGGACATGGAAGACGAAATGTCTAAAAGATCTTTAGAAGATTTAGATTTAAAACCAACTGAGTCAATGGCAAATAACGCTAGAAGAGGATTAGAATTAAGAAGAAAATTTGGTCGTGGTGGCACAGCAGTTGGAGTTGCTCGTGCTAGAGATCTTATGAATAGAAGTAAGTTAAGTCCAAGCACTGTATTAAGAATGTATTCTTTCTTTTCTAGACATGAAGTAGATAAACAAGGTAAAGATTGGAACAATTCAGAAAGACCATCTAATGGAAAAATTGCTTGGCTTCTTTGGGGTGGAGATTCAGGATACGCATGGGCTAAGTCAAAAAGAAATGCAATTATGAATATTAGATCACAAAAATCTGACGGTATATGGATAGATTCTCCATTTACTTTACAAAAATATATTGACAAAACAGACTTTGACCTGTAGAATAGATATAATCGAAAGGGATAGTGATGAATAGTGAAAAAAATCCTGAAGTTTTACAATTTATGCTTCAGTATTATCGTTCAAAATGCTCCCAACTTGAGCATGAATTTCTTCTCTACAAATTTGAGACAGAGACAAGACTTAAACGAGTTGAATCTAACATTTCCAAAACTAAAGACTAAAAAAAAGAGATCACAAATGCAAAAAATCTTACAAGAAAATAGTGTTAATGTAGCAATAATAAACAACAAAGCCTATTGGGTTCGTGACAATACTTTTTATACAGCAAAAATTGATGAAGTTGGCATGATAGATACAGACAATGCAGAAGCAATAGATGTATTCTCATTAACAGAACGTGAAATGAAAAATCTATTAAAAATTTTAGACTCTATAACAGAAAAATAAAAAGTGTATTCAAATCCAGCATATTATATTCTACTAACAACGTCTGCTATAATTTTTTTTATTTATGTAAACGCAGTAAAAAATAATAATAAATCAAAAGATTTTGAAATTATAAATACAACCATAGTTGACAACAACGCTTATTGGGTATATAATAATAGTTTATATCATGCTAATTTTTTTGATGACAGTATAGATAAAGATACTGTAAAAAAGATTAATAACTTTGGTATGGATGCTGATGAGATGCACGGCATTATTAAAGAATTTGGTCAAAAATGATTATTGTAGTAGAAGGAACTAAATCCTTTAATGACTATGAAGTTTTTATGAGAGCAATGGGAGTTGCTTTATCTACAAAAACAGAAGATAGTGAGATACAGGTTTGGTCTGCAGGCCCACATGTTATTAATAGTTATACAGCAGCATTTTGCAATTCTTCTGAAAATTTCTTAAAACAAAAAGGATATAAGATTACTTTTTCAAAAGCCCCATCATATTGGATAACACAAAACTTATCCTTTGTTAATTATTTTGCTTTTTTTAGTTTACCAAAAGAGCCAGTATCAAAATTAGTTAAACAGGCTCAACTTGTAGAAGGGTGCGAAATTGGCATTTTTAGATATTGATCTTAATACTTGGTCAATGATAGTTTTCTTTTTTAATTCTTTATTTTTAATGTCTATGACACTAGCAGTATTTGGTGCAAGCAAGGCTTTATTTTTAGTTATGACACTTACTTATATACTAAATCAAATAACAAACTTAGCATATGGAATTATAACTAAACAAATAGGATTTATCTTAATGGTTGCATTTCAATTCTTTTTAACACTTGTAACATTTGTATATTTAAATCAAAGTACCCCAGTATATGAGGATATAGATGAAGATTAAAGATTTAGAAAAAGCAGAACAAATAGTTAATAATAATCCTAACTTATCTTGGGATGGATGGGAAATAACCTATACCTATAAAGATCCATCTGCATACTCTAAAAAAGAGGGTATGTATAAAGACAATCAATGGTATATAAAAGAAGTATATAAATATATAGATAATCAATGGAACATACCAGACGAAAGAATAAAATATAGTGTATAAATTTGACGATAAAGCATTATGTTTAGGTATGGATACTAATCTATTTTTTGATAAATATGAAGAAGATAGAGAAGTTTCTACCGCAGTTGATTCTTTATGTGTTAAATGTCCAGTACAAAGACAATGTTTGGCATACGCAGTTAGCAATCAAGAGTGGGGCGTATGGGGTGGGGTATATTTTGAGAGTGGAAAAATATCTAAAGAGTTTAATTATCACAAGACTAAAGAAGACTGGTTTAATGTTTGGTCTGGAATAGTTATGGATAATAACTAATGTATACAGGGTTAATGAAAAAAGCAGTTAAAACTATTCCTATACCAAAAGATTTTAAGATAGATATACTTGACTACAATACCTTTCTTACGATACAATTCTATGAGAGTCAATGGAAACATTACTCAGAAACAGAAAGGTTTCTATGCATTCAATACCTAAATAAGGTAAAGAAGACATTAGAAAATCTAGGTGCTAGGGTTGCTTTAGATCCTATCCTAGATATTAAACAAATCAGAGAAGAGAGAAGGTAAAGATATGCCAGCAGTAACAACTATTGTAGGTAATCTAGTAAGAGATCCAGAAGAAAAAACTTTTGGAGAAGATAAAAATGTAACAAATATTCGTGTTGCATGCACAGACCGTATGCCAGATGGCAAGGGCGGATGGAAAGATGGAGATACTGCATTTTATAATGTATCTGCATGGAGAAGTCTAGGAAAATATATGGCTTCTTCACTTAAAAAGGGCGATAAGGTTATCGTTCAAGGCAAGATTAAATACCATGAATTTAAAAAGAATGATGGTACCAATGGTCATGCTTATGAAATTGAAGCGAGTGATGTTGGAATTGCACTTTATGCTAAAACAGCAAAAAAAGATGCATCTGGCAACCCTTGGGACACATCAAAGTCATCAACAATTAATGTATCTACAGAGCCAGATCCTTGGGCTTAATTAGATAGTATAATGATAGAGGGTGGAGAAATCTGCCCTCTATTTTATTTATTAGGAGACAATAAATGGGAATGTATATACAATGGAAAGACGATAAAGTAAAACAATCTTTTAAGCCTAAAAAATGGCAGCCAATGGTGTTAAATGGAAAAGATGCAATTACTCCAACACAAGAAGGTCATTGCTTTTGGGAAGCACAACTACATTTGACTCTGCCAAAAACTGGTAGACCAACATATGTAAAGATGAACTACTCAAGAGACTATAAGGGCAAGAATGATACTACTGGAACAAACACATATGCTATACCAGCAGATGTAGAGTCCGTACAATTTACACTCTCATGGTTCTTTAATGCTAAACCAGATACACCAATTTCGTGCATGGTTTATCATAATGGATCATCAGATATTGTTTCTGAAATAAGACAATTCAAAGGACTGATATTATAATGGGATTACCAATTAAAGATGGAAAAATTACAACACCTTACAAAAAATTAGGTAAGATGTGGTCTAAAGGTTATCATACTGGGATCGACATGGCAGTTAAGACAGGAACTCCAGTTATTGCAGTTGCAGATGGAAAAATTGAACCAGCAAACTGGGGCAAATCATATGGAACTCAAGCAGTACAAAAAGTTGAAGGTGGATGGGTAATTTATGCACATCTTTCTAAACTTGATGTAAAACCTGGAGACAAAGTTATTAAAGGACAAGCAATTGGATTAAGTGGAAATACAGGAAACTCTTCTGGACCACACTTACATTTTGAAATGCGTGACAACATTCGTTGGTCAGCAGGAAAAGATATAGATCCAACAGCAATTCTTAACTCATAATACATAACTTTATCTAATAATAAAGTATAATGTAATTAGGCATATATTGCCTTGGAGTGAAAAAAGGTTAAAAATAAAAGACTTAAAATAAGAGCAATGCTTTTGACACCACTGTTATTAGCATTGTTCTTTTCTTTTACCCCCGCAAGTTCTATTCAAGATCCACCATCTTATTATCCATCTGGACCACAACAAAATGTTGATAAATCTGTAGTTGAATCTGGTGGATGGGCTCTGTGTTGGTATGGAACTTATGGAGGTACTGATTTATTATCAAATATAACCACTGCTTGTGATCAAGAATATATTCTATACGCTGGTGGGTTAACTGATAACTCAAACTTAATGCTTCTTGCTGCTGGTAAAAGAGAAATGGTATTTACCATTCAACCAGGAATGTCTAATCAAACTATATTAGAAAATGGATCTTATTGGTATTTTAATACAAACATGGGCTCTATGGGATTTGCTC